CTTCTGCTTTTGACGCCGGTCTGTTGTATTGCCCATACGTTCCATTACAAATGGTACGTGCTGTTGGTGAGGATACTTTCCAGCCAAAGATTGGTTTCAAAACACGTTATGGTGTTGTTGCTAATCCGTTTGCTCAAGGTGCTACAGCTGGTCTTGGCGCACTTGTTAAAGACTCAAACGTTTACTATCGTAGAGTTCTTGTTTCTAACATTATGTAATCATAATAAGAAACTAAAAATACGAAACTGGCCCCGCCTTGAAAGCGGGGCCTTTTTTGTGCCTAAATATTAGTAAGGAGTGAATAATGGCTGTACAACCTTCTACTAGACAATTTTTATCACCCGCTAGTTTTGACTTTAGCGTTAAGAAACTGCCTGAGACAAAGTTCTTTGTGCAGGGTATTAACATACCTGGTATCTCATTAGGTGAAACGCAAGGTCAAGATACTCCATTTCTTAAAATTCCTATTCCAGGTGACCATATTGTCTTTAATGAATTGACAGTAACATTTAGAGTAGATGAAGATCTCAATAACTATCTCGAAGTTTATAACTGGTTAACAGGTATTGGTTTCCCAGAAGCATTTAATCAGTATGCAGCTGTATCAGCTAATGTACCTGGTAGTGGTGAAGGTATCTATTCTGATGGTACTCTAATGATATTGAATAGCGCAAAAAGACCTAATGTAGAAGTAACTTTCGAAGATATGTACCCTACTTCAATGACTGATCTTAACTTTACTACTACTATCAGTGATATTGATTACTTAGAAGCTTCTGTTACTTTTAGATACAAATACTATAAAATCAGAAAACTTTAGTTGATTTTTACGCTAGTATTAGCTATAATAATACTATGTGTATATTTTAGTATGAGGTTATGATGCAATTAGATGCTATATTAGACGAATGGCATAAAGACTGTCAAATTGACAGAACAGAGTTAGGTGAAGCTGCACTTAACATTCCCCAATTACATTCTAAGTATTATAAGATGTTTTCTAGTGAGAGGCTAGCATTAAAAAGGCTAGAAGCTGAATATAAGTCTCTCGCAAAAGCTAAGTGGGAATATTATCAAGGTCATATGGACCTAGAAGACTTACGTGAGTGGGGATGGGAACCAAATCCTCTAAAGATTCTTAAACAGGATCTCGATAGATATATCGATTCTGATCCTGATATTATCCAACTAACAATGAAAATCAGTTATGCTAAGGAAAAAGTAGATTTCTTAGATAATGTGATTCGCAGTCTTAACACTCGTGGCTATAATATCAGAGCTGCAATTGATTGGGAAAAATTTAAGATGGGAGCCATCTAGTGGAAACTCTTTCCATTATACCATACAATGAAGTCTTCATAAGAATTAATTGTGAAGCTGGAACAGCATATGAGATGTCAGAGTACTTCACATTTACAGTACCTGGTGCTAAGTTTATGCCTGCTGTTCGTAACAAAGTATGGGATGGGAAGATTAGATTATTTAATGTAGCGACTAAGTTACTCTATAAAGGACTGATTCCATATGTTGAGCAGTTTGCAAAAGAGCGTGATTATAATGTAGATCTACATGAAGACTTAGAAGCTGCTACTGAATTTAGTTTATCAGAAGCAAAAGAGTTTTGTAAAGGTTTAGATGTAGATCCTTGGCCAAGAGATTACCAACTAGATGCTTTCGTGCATGGAATACGTCATAGTCGAGGTCTCCTGTTGTCTCCTACAGCTTCTGGTAAATCACTTATCATATATCTATTGACTCAGTACCTATTGGAGACGAAGGTTCTAATCATTGTTCCGACAGTGTCTCTAGTGTATCAAATGAAAACTGACTTCTTAGATTATGGTAAGAAAGGTGCTTTAGATGAATCATTTATTAGAGTTATTTCTGGCACTGAATCTAAAGATTGGATGTTAGGTCATGATGAATTAATAACTATTACTACTTGGCAATCAATTCATAAGTTACCAAAAAAATGGTTTCAACAATTCGGTACTGTCATAGGAGATGAAGCGCATTTATTCAAAGCTAAATCTCTATCATCTATTATGACTAAATTAGAAGACTGTAAGTATAGATATGGCTTTACAGGAACTCTAGATGGTACTCAAACTCATAAGTTAGTATTAGAAGGTTTGTTTGGTGCAGTAGAAAAAGTAACTACTACATCTACTCTTATTGAGCAAAAGCATCTTGCAGAATTTAAGATCAAAGCAACAGTACTTAAATATCCAGACCATATTAAGCAACAGTGTAAGCAGTTAACATACCAGCAAGAGATAGACTTCTTAATCAATAATACACAGCGTAACAGATTTATTAGAAATCTCGCTGTATCATTAAACGGTAATACTCTATTATTATTTCAAATGCTATCATGGTAAAGAGTTAAAACAACTTATTGATAGTCAAGTCGAGCGTACAATAGAACCACGTAAAACATTCTACGTAGCAGGTCAAACAGAAGCATTAGAACGAGAAAATATTAGAGCTATAGTTGAAAAAGAGACTAATGCTATCATATGTGCATCATATGGTACTTTCTCTACAGGAGTTAATATCAAAAACCTACATAATATAATATTTGCTAGTCCTTCTAAATCACGCATTAGAAATCTACAGTCAATTGGTAGAGGTCTTAGAAAGAGTGATAGTAAAAATAGTGCTACGTTATTTGATATTGCAGATGACTTGACGTGGAAGTCACATAAGAATTACACTATACAGCATTTTGCTGAGCGAATTAAAATATATAATGAAGAAAAATTTGACTATAAAATTTACACAGTCAAACTTAAGGTGTAACATGTCTCATATTTTTTTAAAGCTTAGTAATGGAGATGATATTATAGGGCGTCTTGCTATGGAAGACACAGGCTCTATACGTATTGAAGATCCTGTTATAGTGAAACTAATCAGTAGAAATCATAATATTGGATATACGTTTTTAGGACCATGGTATTCTTTTGGTCGTGGAAACTTTCATACTGTAGATATACAGAAGCATCATATTATTGCTGTGTTTGATGATATGAGTGATCATGTATCTGATCAGTATGAGAAATTTCTTGACTTTTACAACAGTCGTGTATATAATAAAGAGTATGACAAGGAAGAAGACTCTATGAGTGAAGAAGAATTAGACGCTTTATTAGAACGAATGAATTATAAAGCATTACTTCACTAGTATATCTTACCCCTGTCTCAATACAGATTATATAGTAATTCTCAAAAAAGGCAACTACTTTTTATGGCTAAAGCAAAAAAACATTATGTAAATAACAAAGAACTGTTTGAGGCGATGGTAGCATATCAGCAGAGTATTCGTGATGCTCAAGAGAGCGGTGACGATAGACCTCCTGTTCCAGAATATGTTGGCCAGTGTCTTGTACAGATTGCAAATAGATTATCTCATAAACCTAACTTTATCAATTACTCATATCGAGATGAAATGATTAGTGATGGTATTGAGAACTGTATCACATATATCAACAATTTTAATCCCGAGAAAAGTAAAAATCCATTTGCATATTTTACGCAAATCATTTATTATGCTTTTTTAAGAAAGATTCAAAAAGAAAAGAAGCAGCTCTACATTAAACATAAAGCATTAGAAGATAGTGTGTTGTTAGATAAAATTATTGAGCATGCTGAACACGCAGATGGACCTGCACCTATGCCTACCTATATTGATCTCGATAATCCATATATGGTAGAGTTTGTACAAAATTTTGAACAACGTCAGAAAGAGAAGAAACAAAGACGTAAAGGTCTAGATAGATTTTCTGAAGACGAGGAATTATTTAATGAAAATAGCATTAGTGACTGATCAACACTTCGGTGTTCGTAACGATAATACAAAATTTTTAGACTATTTTGAAAAGTTTTATTCTAATATCTTCTTCCCAAAACTAAAAGAAGAAGGGATTGATACTATTATTGATCTTGGAGATTCTTTTGATAGAAGAAAATTTATTAACTACTACTCACTAGAACGTAGTTACAATATGTTTTATGATATTATTAAATCTAACAATATGAAAATGTATTCATTAGTTGGTAATCATAATGACTATTTTAAGAATACAAACGATACAAATAGTGTTGACTTATTGTTAAGTAGATACGATAATATAGTATGTGTTAATGAACCTACCACCCAGGACTTTGATGGGCTTGATATAGTACTTTTACCATGGCTTAACTCTAGTAACAGGGATGCATCCATTGAGTATATCAAAACCTCAAAAGCACAAGCTTTATTCGGGCATCTTGAACTACAAGGATTTGAAATGTATCGTGGTGCGATTAATGACCATGGTGATGATCCTAACTTGTTCAATAAGTTTGACATCGTGTGTAGCGGCCATTTCCATCATAAGTCAACAAGAGGGAATATCAACTATCTTGGATCACCTTACGAAATGACCTGGTCAGATTTTAACGACCCTAAAGGCTTTCATATATTTGATACTGCAACAAGAGAGTTGACTTTTGTACAAAATCCATATACAATGTTTAATAAGGTATGGTATGATGACACTGATGCATCAGTAGCTGATATTGTAGATGAAGACTTCTCTAATCTATCAGGTACATTTGTTAAGGTCATTGTAAAGAATAAGACTAACCCATATTGGTTCGATATGTTTATTGACCGTATCGAGAAAGCAGATGTGAGTCATCTACAGGTAGTAGAAGATCATTTGAATCTCGATCTAGAAGATGATGAAGATTTAGTTAATGAAGCAGAAGACACATTAACAATACTTAAGAAGTATGTTGATCAATTAGATATTAAAGCAGATAAAGTATTAGTAGATCAATTAGTACGAGATTTATATAGTGAAGCGTTAAGTGTATCGTGAAGAAATATATTCATATTAATCAACATAAGATTAGAGCAAATAAGAAACATGGAACTGATGAACCCGTTATCACAATCAAAGAGGGTCGTAAGAATACATATTGCCATGAAGTCAGAATTAATGGAGACTCTATGGTACGCTACGGGGGGAATGATAAGCCTATCCTTCCTTGCGGCGCTCGTGTTGTCATAGAAACTGAAGCAGAAGTAGAAATTATTAGATGATTGTCTTTAAGCAGTTAAAGTGGAGAAACTTTCTCTCTACTGGTGATGCATGGACTACGATTGACTTAAAACGTAATAAGTCAACTCTTATTGTAGGTGAGAATGGTGCAGGTAAGTCGACTATTCTTGATGCATTGTCGTTCGCATTATACGGAAGAGCTTTCCGTAAGATTAATAAACCACAACTAATTAACGCTATCAACGGAAAGAATTCTGTTGTAGAAGTTGCCTTTCAGATCGGTAAGCATGACTATCTGATTAAGAGAGGTATTAAACCAGCTATGTTTGAAATCTGGCAGAATGGTAAAATGATTAACCAGGATGCAGCTGCTCGTGACTATCAAGAGATGTTAGAGAAGCAAATTCTTAAACTAAATCATAAGTCATTTTCTCAGATTGTAGTTCTTGGTTCTAGTACCTTTGTACCTTTTATGCAACTATCTTGTATGAATAGACGTGAAGTAATTGAAGATTTACTCGACTTACAAATCTTCTGTTATGAATTCTCTTTTAAAGGAACGTTTAACTGAGAATAGATCTAACCTTATGGAAGTAGATTATCAAATTAACTTGCAAGAAGAAAAAATTTCTATGCAAGAAAAACATATTGATTCTATTGCTGCTAATAGTGCTGATAGAGTTAATGAGAATAGAGATAAGATTCAAGAAGCAGAAGATAAGATTGCAGAGCATGAAGCTACTATTGCAGATCTTAATCAGCAGATACAAACCCTAAATAATACTATACAGGATGAGGAAAAGGTATCTGCAAAGAAGATAAAATTGCAGAAACTTGAATTCGCCATCGAACGTAAGATTGCTGATCTGAAAAAAGAGATTAAATTTTACGAAGACAATGATAACTGCCCTACCTGTAAGCAGAGTATAGATGAGGACTTTAAATGTAATCATCTAGACGGTCGTAAACAAGCATTTAAGGAGACGTCGGACGGTTATGAGCAACTTAGGAAAGAGTTTAATGATACTGTTTCGCGGATGGGTGAAATTCTTGAAACTCAAAATCAAATTAATATTCTGGAAACTAACGTTAATTCTGAAGTTTCTGAAGTTAATGCGCTAAATCGTATTATTAACAGTATTCAATCAGATATCAATAAGATTGAGAACGATAAATCTAGTACAGAGAAAGAGCAAAAGCAGTTAGAGAAGTATAAGAAATCTCTTGAAACTGCTGCGTTAGCTAAGAATGATCTTGCAAGCAAGAAAGCAGTACTAGAAGTAGCATCTATGCTACTAAAAGATTCTGGTATTAAAACTAGAATTATTAGACAATATATCCCTGTAATGAATAAACTTATTAACAAGTATCTTGCTGCGATGGATTTCTTTGTGCAGTTTGAACTTGATGAAAGCTTTAACGAAACTATTCGTTCACGTTACAGGGATGAGTTTTCGTATGCATCATTCTCAGAAGGTGAGAAGATGCGTATTGATTTAGCATTACTCTTTACTTGGAGAGCTATTGCTAAGAT